TAAGGTCGCCAACCATCTTTATACATAGAAATAAACATTGCAGCACCTTCTTTTGAAAAATAATTAGGACCACCACCTGTTAATTTAAAATGCGGTGGTTGATCTTTATTTAAGTCATAATCAGGTAATAAATAATCATCAAAAGTAAGACCAACAAGCAATAATCCAAACGCATATCCCATTCTTATTTGACCTTGTGCATTTGCTCTTACTAGAGGGTCAGGACTTAACAAGTCTGCTTTCATCTCTGGTAAAAAGAAAGCACTTAAAGGATTTATGTCTTGGTATTCTCCATTAGGCAATCTTTTATTTATTGGTCTATTTACTACTGGTGTATATCTCATAACTTCTTTAATAATATTTGTTGGTGTTCTTGTGAAAGTAAAGAAAAATCTAGCAACAGGATTTTGTACTGCTAAATTATTTAATTTAGATGCAACAGAACCAAATATATCTTCTGTTCTTATATCTTGTGTAAATGTAATTTGTTTACCAAATTCTTTTGATCTAGTTAAAATTCTTTGTGTTATTGCATCAGGAGTAAAAACTTCTTGACCATCTATCATTTCAAGTCTGCCTACATCTCCTTTTGAATTTTTTAAAAAGTAACTAATAATTCCATCAACATGACTCTTTATATATTTATTTAATTCGTCTCCTGATTTACCAAGTTTTACTCCTTCCATATATGCCTGATAATTA